CTCAGCAAGTCAAGAATGCGTTTTGGATCTTCGTGAGGGCAACGCTCGAGAACCCGACCTTCTCGTCACAGGTCAAGAGTGAGTGCACGTCCAAAGTCACGGAATTCGGCTCGAAATTTCAACCGCCGTCCAAGGCGTACTACAAAAACGTTCTGAAGACGGGAATCCAGGAAGAGTTGATGTTACTTTCAAAGTTCAAAGAGATGAAAATGCTCGCGAAATCGGACGCGTCCAACGTGCGCAAGAGTAAGATCACGGGAATTCCGAAGCTCGACGACGCCAATAAAGCGGGAACACAGCAGAGCGGGAAATGCACTTTGATTTTGACAGAGGGGGACTCGGCCAAGACTCTGGCTGTTGCCGGTCTCTCTGTGGTCGGTCGAGATCACTATGGTGTCTTCCCATTGCGCGGGAAATGCAAGAACGTGCGCGACGCGCCCGTCTCGGCTCTGACGGCAAACAAAGAGTTCGCTGACTTGAAGAAGATCTTGGGCTTGCAACAGGGCAAGGTGTATACGAGCGCCAACGATCTTCGATACGCTCGGCTGATGATCATGACTGATGCTGACGCGGATGGAAGTCACATCAAAGGACTGATTCTGAACATGATCCACGCGTTTTGGCCGTCTTTACTGGACATCGGATTTATCGTGTCGCTCGTCACGCCCGTCATCAAGGCGTCGCGCGCGGGCAAGAGCGTTGACTTTTACACAGACGCCGCGTTCAAATCATGGTACCAAAACCAAAACCAAACCGGTTGGCGAATCAAGTATTACAAAGGTCTGGGAACGTCGACGAGCGCCGAGGCGCGCGAGTACTTCAAGGCTATCGATAAGTTAACCGTCCGTTTCGACGTCGACGAACGCGCAGACGAAGCGATCGTGCTCGCGTTCGACAAAACGAAGGCCGATGACCGAAAGCGATGGTTGCTGGAGAGCACCGGCGCACAGGGGCTCGAGGTACCGTACGGGGAGATTCAATCGCTCAGCGTATCCGATTTCGTTCACAAAGACTTGGTCAATTTCTCACTCGCCGACATACGTCGATCGATCGCGTCCGTCGTCGACGGGTTCAAGCCGTCCCAACGCAAGGTCATGCATGCGTGCTTTCAAAGAAATCTCACCGGTGAGATGAAGGTCGCACAGCTCGCGGCGTACGTGTCTGAAAAGACGTGCTATCACCACGGTGAGGTATCGCTCGCGGACACGATCGTTCGTTTGGCGAACAACTACGTTGGTTCGAACAATGTGGCATTGCTCGTGCCGTGCGGACAGTTTGGAACCCGGTTGATGGGCGGTAAAGACGCGTCCGCGACGAGGTACATCTTCACAAAGTTGGACCCGATCGCTCGGAAGATCTTCGATGCGCGCGACGACCCCGTGCTCAGATACCTCGAGGATGACGGCACGCCAATCGAGCCCGATTTCTTCGTTCCGGTGCTGCCGATGGTGCTGATCAACGGGACCGAGGGCATCGGTACAGGTTTCAGCACGTTTGTGCCTCCGTACAAGCCCGAAGACGTGCGCGCGAACGTCGCGCGGTGCGTGCGCGGCGAAGAAATGGTACCGATGGCTCCGTATTTCAATGGGTTTGAGGGTCGCGTCTACGCGACGGACGACGGCGCATGGGTGGCCGAAGGGGTCTTCGCGAACGGGGTCATCACCGAGTTACCACCCGGTCGATGGACGCAGGATCACAAAGAGTTTCTTGACGGACTCGTCGAGTCGAAGAAAATTTCTGGGTATGAGAACAACTCGACGACAGAGCGTGTCCGGTTCAAAATCACCGGATACCACGGGAAAGACCCCGTGGCCGACCTGAAGCTTCGGAAAACGTTTCGTTTGTCCAACATGCATCTCTTCCACCCCGTGCAGGGCATCAAGAAGTACTCGTCACCGCTCGAAATCATTCGCGATTTCGTCGGGATACGCATGGAGTGTTACCAGCGCCGAAAGGCTCACATAGTGGCCGAACTGCGCGCGAAGGTCGATCTCAACGACAACAAGGCGCGTTTCATCGCCGACGTCGTCTCGGGGAGCTTGGTCGTCTTCAGGCGCCGTCGCGCCGATCTTGAATCTGACATGGCTAAATCTTTCGCGGTGATAAACGGGGGGTTCTCATATTTACTTGATATCAAGACCCACCAGTACACGGAAGAGGCGATTCAGAATCTCATGCGGGAGGTAGACGCGTGTAAAGGGGAATTGGACGCTATCATTGGTAAAAATGAACGCGACATGTGGTTGGAAGATTTAAGGTTGTAATTACAAAAAAATATGGGTTTAAATCGTTCTCGCCGTGAGTGCATAGGAAACGAGCCTTGAAGCGAAGGCGAGAAGCTCGAAGGCATAGAGAATCTTGCTTCGATGGCAACTCGGTTTGCCAGCGATGAGAGACACGTGGCCATTTGTCATGTCGACGTCGACGAACGTGGGATACTGGTTGTTCGTTTTGCGGAGACACACGTACACATCAGAGCTCATGAGAGCATATCTCGATGTGGAAGCCCCGATGATGGCGGCCACAATGACAAAGACGTGACCTAAGCGAACGTAGGTGTTGAAGCGCGGAGCCGCGTACGCGACTACACAGAATAAAAGTGACGCAATCATGCACGTGACTGGCCAAATGATTTGATACTCGTAGTTGTATGTAATTTCCGCGCTGACGATCGTTAAGATCGTCTCCACGACCCAGTTTGCAAAGGCGGCGCGTGTCGCCCATGTGAGGTTTGTGTCTGTGTCAACTTTAGCTTCACACTTCCCGTCATCGACCTTTGTCACGACCGCGAACGTCGCGCGTTCCATGCTATCCGCGGAATCGCGTCTAGCTTCTTCTTCGCCTCGAGTCATCATATTATTGCAACGCGTCGCGTTGTGTTGCATCGGCGTCGCTCGGCGCGTGGTGTCGCGAAGTGGCGCTTGGCGGCGCTGCGATGGGCACGCACCATCCATCTCCGGGGTGTCGACATATTGTCGGGTGTTAATTACTCAAAATAAGCGAATAGGAATCGTAATATAAAGGCGTGATATTTCACATACATTTTTAGGAGATATCTATATTATTTCACGATGACCTAGGTCACTTCGCGACGCAACGCGAGGGATGGTAGTAACGACGCGCCTCCGCCTCACCCGCCTCGCCGACGCGACGTGGGTAGACAGTAATGATAGCTCAGCGCAATCACCCCATAAAGAAGAGCCTTCCGGGATCACCGGGATCACGTCACACATGCGCGGCGGTGAGTTCATAGCGACTGGTCATCCTCCTCCAACCGGAGGCCCCCCGGAGGAAGATGATGCACCCACCGACGATGTGAATTTTACAGTAGAATTTTCCGTGTACTTCATCGGTGTGTCGTTTGCATTCGTTTTACCTTATTTGTATCACAGATTGTGGCCGACTCACCTTGGGTACCAGTTGGTGGTGTATGCGTCCATCACGTATGATCTCATCAAGATTCTCTACACTGTGCCCGTACAGAATTGGCTGAACGGGTTGGATGCCGGCACGATACGAAACCGAAACCCACTGTTACAGTGGATGCACAGAATGAAGGCCGATAACACGGATTTCTATGGACCGAATGTGGGGCAAAACACAAAGTGGTCTAAAATCATCAGTCTGTTTTACATTAATTCCGTGATTGGACACGTGGTTCGTTCAGGTTGGTGTGTTGTCCGTTGCGGCCATGATAAAGTGGCGATGGAAAGGCTTCGCGATTTTGTCTGTACGCACCAATTCTTCCACATGGGCATCTGTCGAGCTCAATCCATGTTGTACATCAATCAAGATGAAACCGCTGGTCGTCCACGAGTAGCCCTCCTGAATCAACGTCGAGCGCGCCATGCACAGGTGTTTTCACTGGGCATTGTGGCTTGTGCAATGCTCATCACATGGTTCCGGGATTACGACAACATGCCCAGCTTCAACTTGGTTGTCAAATTCGTCGTCGATAACTGCTGGTACTGTATGAGGTTCTTTATAGTCGATGATCCCATGTTCCACATCATGGGGCGACGCGGGCAAGATTCTGCATTGGTTGAGACGTGTGCTTTAATGCATCTGTTGGAGTCTATGTTCGCAGACTTCGTCATGACCGTGAGCGTGGCGTTCACCCCAACTATGTTAGATGCGTGGACGCAGGCCGATTTTTGTGTACAAGTCATCAGCATGGTATTTTTGATGTATTTCGCACGACCACTACAACTGCAGAGAGAGGGATTGGATGGGAGACATTTGGTGGACGTTTTTCTAAAAATCGCCGTGATAGTATCACACGGTTTTACCTGGTTGCCATAATAGAAGGGAATGCTCGCTTTTTTGTAAAAATAATAATCGATGCGAATGATAGATGAGCGAAGCCGCGATCATATCACTCAACGCCATAGGCGCTCAGGAAACGCACATCCTGACGTCCGACGCGTCGGACTCCGTGTTTGTGAAGGATCGTGAGCGCCACAGCGAATTCCGAAAGTACCACCGGAGTAAAAACGTAAAGAGCCCAGGGAATCCAGCCACGTGGCCGTTTGGAGAAAGATCCATCAAGGTTCAGTACGACCCGCGCTCGATGGGTGATATGCTCGCGAACATGTGGGTCTCGTTGACCCTGCCAGCGCTCGGTAACGGCGAGAACTACGCCGATCAGGTGGGGCGTCATATATTCAAGAGCGTCACCATGCGCGTCGACGAGACGGAGGTCGAGGTGTTTCACGGCGATTGGGGCGTGATCTTCGATGAGTTATATCTGGAGACGAGCGAAAAGGTCGCCAACCGCTTCTTAGTGAATCGCTCGCTCGCGTTCGACGCCAGTCAAACGAACCAGGAGGACGCGCGCTATGAAAGCGAGGTCGTCATTCCGTTGAACTTCTTCTTTTCGCGCAAGTACGCGACCGATGAGTACAGCTCGAATCGACCCAATCGCCCGTACCTACCTCTGTGTGCGATGCACCGGCAGAAACTGGAGTTTGACTTTGAACTCCACCCACAGACGTTCTTCGCCAACACGGCGACGACTCTGTCTCTGTCGAGCTTCGATATAGTCACGGAAGAGATCACGGTGCACCCGGATGAGCGATTGTTCCTCTCCGGGCAGCGACAGCTGTTGGTCACGGACATCGTGCGCCGGCACCCGGAGTTGGACATCGACACGGGGTCGCCGAAAACGCTCAAACAACAGCTCGTGCCGTCGATACCCGTCAAAGCGTTTCACTGGTTCTTTCGCGACACGCGATTTGAGGATCCCACCGTCGTCGGCGCGGACGGTGAAACAGAAGAAGGCCAACTCTACGTGCACAACCGATTCAACTGGAGCCGCGACACTGATTTCGACGAATTGAACACCTTTTTCAACCCAGTGCTTAAGGGCGCGCGGTTCCACATCAATGGAAATCCCCTCCCAGACATCACGTCGTCCACGCACGCGTTCTACAAGTACCTCGTCCCCTACCAGCGAAGACTCTCGCGTCCCATCCGAAACTTATACACGTACTCATTCTCGATGAGCCCAGCAACCGTGGACCCGAGTGGGAACCTCGATTTTTCTCAGCTGAAGAGCGATCGAACGAACATTGAAATCACATTGGAAGACGCGGTACAAAATAGTTACACAATGCATATGTTTTACACTGGCTACCAAGTGTTTGAGTTTCAAGGAGGTAAAATGCAGGTGGCCTAGCGCTTGAGCGAGTCCTTGTGTCGACGCATGTAGTCGATCACGCCTTTCTGTTGACACCACTTGAGAAAGTTCAGTTGCGCGAGCGTCGTCTTGACGATGCGATCGGTGCCCGGGATCGTGAAATCGATCTTTGCCGTTCTGCAAAACGGATCAAACAATTTCTTGGAGTATCCGTCGAGACTTGATTTGTAGCTCGAGTGCACGGCAAATATTTTGT